GCATGGATCCAAGGCATTCGCGTGCGATTGCCTTGGATCCATGCTAACGTTTTTAGATTTAGCAACACTATCCTTGATAGCATCAGCTTTACCTTGTTCATAAAAGTGATTTGCAATAGCATCAGGGTTCATTGCTGTAAACATAGACTTGTGATAACCTTTCGCGTCTGATAACGTATTTCTTTTGTCAAGAAACTTCTTAACAAAGTTATCTATACTACTTTGGTCATTTTTAACATGCTCAGCGTTTTTTACATTATATCTAAATTTCTTTTCCCCGACACTGTATTCAAAACCTTTGAATGAATCGTTAAAGACTTCGTCAGTCTTTTGTTGAAACGTAGATGCTTGTACTTCTGCTACTTTCTGATTTTCCTCTGCTTCCTTCGTATATCTACTAAAAAACTCAACTGCTTTTTGTTGCTCAGGGAGTAACTTGCTACCAGCTTTTATTTCTTCGTAGTATTTAGACTTTAACCCGTCTAGGTGGTTTTTAGCGTCGGCAACTTGCTCTTTTAACGCTATTTTTTTTCTTTTAATATCTCTTTCATCATCTATGTCCTCATTAGGTATTGATTCTTGTATTATAAAATCAACCTCATCAGCATTTAGATGACTTTTAGTTTTTTTATAGTATTCTTTTAATAAAGATATGTCATCATGATTATCATAATTAGTATTTAAACTAACATAATCTTCTAAACTACCACCAGTTTCATTCATAAAGTTAACAACTTTTTCAATGTTCTCTGGTAACTTAACTCCTGTTTCTTTAGCTTCAACAACAGCTTCAACAACCTCTTGTTGAGTTGGTGCCTCTTCTTTTACCTCATCAGTAATTTCTTCTATAATCTCTTCAACTATAGGAGTTTCTTCTTCTTTTACTTCTTCTTTAACCTCTTCAACAACTTCTTGTTTAGGTTCTTCTTTTAAATTAACTTTAGTAACTTCTTGCTCTTCAACCTTTTCTTCTGGTTTCTTTGTTAGATCAACTTTTATTACTTTGTCTTCTTCAACTTTAAACTTTTTAGGTTTTTTAACCGTTATCTTTGGTTCAACAACCTTTTCTTGTTTTGCTTGTACTTCAGCCTCTTCAGCTTTAGTTTCTTTTACTTTTGCCATAATATAATATAATTAAATAGTTAAAAATTTACTTAGGTTCAAACGCACCCATATTAAATCCGCCTCCCATAGTATCATTACCTGAGGATTCAAACTTTTTAGGTGGTTTTCCACTATTTCTTTGGTCGATAAGCTCACTTTGTTGTGATGCTTGTATTTTAGTTCGCTCGTCCTTACGATCTTCTTTGTACTTTTCTTTGTTATTACCAGTGCTACTCTTCATTTGTTCTAGCTTCATATTAAGCTCAAACTCATGATTCATTAAATCTTTTTTAAGTTGTGCTTCTTGTTGTAATTTAGCTAAAGCTAACTCGTTTTTTAACTGCTCCATTTGAGCTTCTGTTTGTTGTAGAGCTTGTGCTTTTTGAACTTCAGCCTGAGCCGCAGCTTGTTGAGCTTGTATATTAGCTTGAGACTGTGCTTGTATATTTTGCTGTTGCATTTTTTGATCTCTATCTTGTTTCTTTTTTCTACGTATCTTAAGTAATTGATTTGCTAGTTTAATATTTCTAACATCTCTAAGATCAATAGCATCGTCTAAATCAATTAATCCAGCTGACAAAGCAGTTTGTATATTGTTTTCTAATATAGCTTTTTCTTCTTCATCAGGAGTTAATTCTATAAATATACCAAAATCATGTATATGTAAATGTTGTATATCGTCTAGAGTACCTACGTTATGAGCCCCAATTTGTTGTATAAAAGCTTCTTTTGTTGGTGAGTATTCTAATATATCAGATATTCTAAGAGATAAAAGCTCACAGGTTTCTGATGTCAAAAACAAACCACCTTGTAGAATATGCCTTGTAGCAGTATTACTGTTAGCTGCGGCTAGTTTTTGTACACCAACTAGTGCTTTAGCATCAGGTGTACTACCATCTCTTGATTCATTTAAACCGGTTACATCACGTATCATTTGTAGATAGTAATTGTAAGTCTGTATTAAGCTTTGCATTTTTTGACCTCCAGAACCTGATTGTATTTCTTGAACAGGCATTTTACCTGGGTTACCATCACCATCTGACGTCATAGACCTACCTATTATAGAACCAGTTTGAAAGAACATATTAAGTGCTTCTTGTGGATTATAATTAGTTCCGTTACCTAAATCAATCTCAGCTAAACCATCAGCATCTAAATATATACCATCAGGAGTCATTCTAGACATTACCTGTTGTAGCTTTAAGTGTGTAAGCTGTATCATATCAGCAAAACCAGTTATACGTTTTACTAGTGATCCTATTTTACCGTTGTACATTCTAGGTGCGGTGATACTGTAATTCATTTTTACTTTACTTTGATCACTCTTTGGCCTCATCATGTTCTTAGCCATTTCCCATTTAAGAAGTTTATTAGTACCTAATATTAACGCACCTTCGTATAAAACCTCTACTGATCTAGCTACTCTTTCAAAGTTTTCGTCTACAGGTGGATCAAAGTTATCATCTTTTATAATAGCTTTACTTGCACCAGTAGCTGTCTCTTTAACTTTATAAACCTCATTCATATAGGTTTTATAATTAAAATAAAGAACATCTATCTGATTATTGTCAGTAGAATTTTTTTGTCCTGAGTAACCAGATTTTTGATAACCTTGACTAACTATTTCTTTTAAGTCTGATTCCTCTAGTTCAGGAAATTGTTTTTTTAATTCGTTTATAGGTATTTGTTTTACCTCACCAACGTAGTATATGTCTTCAAAATAAGGAGATTCAGTGTAAGAATAAACTATATTAGCTGGATCTACGTATTCTATTTTAACACCCTCTGAGTTTGAAAAAGTATTTTTTACAGCACCAATACCAAGTATTGTTAAGTCTGCATAAAATCTTTTTTTAGTTAATTCGTATCTGTTTTGGTTTAATAAAACATTTAAGGCTTGCTCCTCAGCTAGTTCAATACTTTGTTTGTAGGTAAGCTGCATATGTAAGTCAAGCTCTTCTACAGATTCAGGTAGTTTTTCAGGATCATTTTGAGATAGTGTTATTCCAAAGTTCTTTTTAGAAAAATCATTCATCTCTTTTGTTCTCATGTCAGCTAATACACTTTCCATGTATTTAGTTCTTTTAGCTATTCCATAAGGATCTTGTGAGTATGCTTTTATGTCATATGTTCTTTCTGATATACCATTAACAACTATATCTACAAACTTAGGTATAATAGGCACTGGTTTCCAGTCTAGGTTAAGATAAGACAAATCACCATTGATAGATAATTCATCTTTATATTTTTGTATTGATTGTTCCCCTCTAGCGTATAACCTCAACTTGTGAAACTCGTTATGATTACTGTAGAATTTATTAGTTCCAGAGTCGCGTTTAAACCACTCGCTTTCTATTGCTTTCGCAACATTAAGCCCATATTCAGAACTAACCTTCTCATAATCACTAGCAACCTGACTCGGGAAATAACTTTTTGTAACTGACTCAGCCATATTATTATTCTATTAATTTTGATTGTAAACCAGATTGTCTATATCTAGCTATACTTATGTTTAATTTTTGTTTTTCTATTATTGCATTTGGATTATATAAATGTCTATTACACGCCATAACAGCTAAACCTGAACTTATAGAAGCATCAAATTTAGTTCTGTTGTTAATATCAAACTTAGCCCAGTCTTGCAGGCATTCATTAAAATACATGTTACCATACGCTCCACTTTGTAATAAACCTACATTATCTTGTATGTACATTTCAATTGCAGCCGCGTGTGCTTGTTTTATATCTTCACTAGAGTTAGGTATTCCACCTATTTCTCTTTCTGTTACAGATAATTTATTCCATTTTTTATCAGGCCTATTCATGCTGAAACCTCTATAACCTCGCCTTCTTAAATAATACAATAGACGTGGTTTATTGTTCTCTGCTAATATAGGCATTCCATAAAATATTAAAGCCATTAGAACGTCTTCAAAGAACATCTCTGATGTTTGTGGCCTAGCTAAATACTCTAAAAAGAACATATTAGCTGGTATGTCTTCCATACTGAACTTTGTTAAACCGTGTAAAGCTCCTTTAGAACCAACACCGTCAACGGTTCCTGATATATCGTAACTGTCACATCCAAAAGCGCCTAAGTGTTCGTTACCTGGAAATTTTACGCCATTTTTTATTATAACGTTATTTTGCAGTTCTCTAGACGGAACCCAGCTAACTTTAAACCTACCATTTTGATTAGGATAAAATATAACACTTGAATCCTTAACACCGTTAACCCATTGAAAATTACCTACAGTTACTTTACTATCACTTCCAACTCCTTCGTTGAAATCTATTTGCTCGTATATTTTAGCTAAATTAAATATACTATTTTTTGTTTCGTCTCTGAAAGCGTGTTCTTCAGTTCTTGGAAATTGACGATAAAACTCATTAAGAGCATCACCATCGTTTTTTAATCCATCTGCCTCATTATTCCAGTGCTCAATAATTCCGATGTCGATTGTTTCGCCATAAGGGCCAACAGCTTCATTTTCAGGTGTGTCGAAGACAGGCATCCCATAAGAATCAATGAATCCTTCGTAATTCCACTCCATAGGAATGAACAAACTATAGAGGCCTGAACTTGTTTGTCCGTTTCTGTTTCTTTT